TGCAGACCGGCTTCGCCACAAGATTGGTGCCGCGCGAGCGAGGAAACCTTTTGCAGTTCCAAACTCAAATAAAAATTATCACCTTCTTTTTCAACAACATGAGTGTTCATAATTTGCGTGTTTTCACGGAGCGGCTGTTAGCGTTGGATCAGGTGAGAGGCGGCTTGAAGCGCTGCAGGTGAGAGTGAAGAAGCGCCAAGTATCAGGGGGGGAGTTCATGGCAAAAAAGATCAAGCCGAAGAAAATCAGCCAGAAGGATCTGGCGTCGTCGGTGAAGGAGATCGCCGATGGGTTTGAAGCAAAGCTCAAGCATCCGGACATGAAAGCCACAGTGGGGGATTTCATACGGCTGCTGCAACTGTATGAGGAGTTGATGGAACAAGACACCAGGGAGATCACGGTGAAATGGATCGAGTCACAAAACCGCGAAGAGTTGCGCGAAACATAGAATATTCGTGTTTACCGTCGCAGCTACGGTTTCATCGATTGAATGCAAGGTTCAAGGGATTTTCCGGGCCGATCGGATCCGGCAAGAGCCAGGCGTTGTGCCAGGAGGCGATCCGGTTGAGTTACCTGAATCCGGGGCGTGTGGGATTGATTGGAGCGCCGACATACCCGATGTTACGGGATGCGACGCAGGCGTCGTTCCTGGAGGTTCTGCATCTGAATGAACTTCCCTACGAACTGAACAAGGCCAACCAGACGCTGACGATGAAGGACACCGGATCGAAGATCATATTCCGGGCGGTGGGGGATTTTGACCGGCTGCGGGGAACGAACCTGGCCTGGTTTGGGATCGATGAATTGACGTATACGGCCGAGGAAGCATGGCTGCGGCTGGAAGGACGATTGCGGGATCCGAAGGCGAAGCAATTGTGCGGATTCGCGGTGTGGACGCCGAAGGGGAATGACTGGGTCTACCGCCGCTTTTTGGTAAACGCGGTGGAAGGCTATGAAGTGGTGCTTGCGCCGCCCAGTGAGAACCGGCATTTGCTGGAACGGGTTCCGGATTTTTACGAACGGCTCCGGAAGAGCTATGACGACCGGTTTTACCGGCAGGAAGTGTTGGGAGAGTACATCAACAACAACGGGCACCAGGTGTACTCGGCGTTTGAGCGAGGCAAGAACGTAAAGACGCTGGCGGCGCAGGAGGATCTGCCGTTGCTGTGGACGCTGGATTTCAATGTGGATCCGATGTGTTCCCTGGTGGTGCAGATCACGGGATCGGAAATCCGTGTGTTGGACGAGATCGTGTTGAAGCGGGCCAGCACGGCCGATGCGTGCGCGGAGTTCAGCCGGCGTTTCGGAAACCGGCCGCGGCGCGTGATCGTGTATGGAGATGCGACGGGGAACCGCTGGCAAACGGCCGGATCCAGCGACTATCAGGTGATCCGGGATCATTTTTCGCGGCAGAGCACGTTTCAGATGAGCTACCGGGTGCCGCGGAGCAATCCGAGTGTTCGCGACCGGATCGGGTTGATGAACACGAAGTTGTGTGATGCGGCCGGGGTAGTGGGGCTGTGGATAGACGGGAAGTGCCGGGAGCTGATCCGGGACTTGGAGGAAGTGAGCTACCGGGTGGACAGCGGCGAGATCGATAAGCATAAAGATCCGAGCCGGACACATTTGTCGGATGCGTTGGGATACCTGCTGTGGCAGGAGTTCGGGCCCAGGCAGCCGATTGGGGAACAACAGAAAAGATTGATTTGAAAAAACACGGGCCGCCGAGCGCGCCCGATTGAAGGTGGTGACGTGTGCAAGGAATCATTGCAGAGCATCCGGAGTATGTGGCCAGGAAGGCAATGTTGCGGCGATACCGCGACTTGTATGCCGGCGGGGAGCAGCTGAAACGGAACGGGAACGAATATCTGGTGCAGCGGCAAAAGGAGCCGGCCGAGGTGTACGGCGAACGGCTGGACCGGATCTTTTACGAAAACTACATCGGTTCGATCATCGACTGGTATGTGGCGACGATGTTTCGCCGGGAACCGGTGCTCATCGCGGAAGGTGACGATGATCCAGGCAAGAGTTTTCTGAACGAGTTTATTGAGGACTGTGACCGCCGTGGGACGACGATCGCGGAGTTTTTCCGAAAGCTGATTCAGGAGGCGCTGATCACGGGAGCCGGCTATGTGCTGGTGGATTTCCCGCGGACCAGCAAGCCGGCCGATTCGCGGGCCGAGGAGAAGGCGTGCGGGGCGGACCGGGCCTACCTGTTGGACTTCACTTCGGATCAACTGATCAACTGGAACTACGACGAGCTGGGTGCCTACGACTGGGTGGTGCTCAAGAGCAGCTATCTGCGCAAGGATACGGTGCAGGATGCCAATTGGCGGCGCGAGACACGGTGGTTCTACTACGACAAGCAGCGGTTCGAGGTGTACCGGAGCTGGTCTGAGGAAGGGGACAAGGGCGAGGTCGAGCTGATTGACAGCGGGTATCACGGATTGTCGGCGCAGAACCGGGTGCCGCTGTTTGCGGTGAAGGTACCCGAGGGGCTGTGGCTGATGAACAAGGCGGGGCTGTTGCAGCTGGAGCATTTCAACAAGTCCAACGCGCTGGCCTGGGCCTTGACGATGGGGTTGTTCGCCATGCCGGTTGTGTATTCGGACCGGGAGTGGAACCAGATTCTAGGCGAATCCTACTACATACAGTTGGGGCCGCAGGACCGGTTTGGTTGGACGGAGCCGGAAGGGACGGTCTACCAGATCGCGGCGGAGAATCTGGCGCGGCTGCAGGAGGAGATCTACCGGGTCTGTTATCTGCTCACGCAGGCGGGAGGGGCGCTGTCGGGGAAGGCGGCGCAGTCCGGCCTGAGTAAGCAGCGGGATTTTGCGATCACGCAGGAGGTTCTCCGCGCCTACGGCGATGCGATCAAGGACACGATGAAGCGCGTGCTGCGGGCGGTGGTAGAGGCGCGGCAGGACCGGCTGCAAGTGGATGTATCGGGGATGGACGAGTTCGACATCGGGGATTTCAGCAATGAGATCGGAGATGCCGAGCGGCTGCTGGGGTTGGGGTTGAACTCGCCGACGATGCAGAAGCATGTGTACAAGAAGCTGGCGATGAAGTACCTGTGCGACGTACGGCAGGAAGTGAAGGATCAGATAGCGCGGGAGATCGACGAAGGAATTAGCGGCGAATAGATAGAGGAGATCAGGAATGGACACGAACGAAAAAGAGACAAAGAAAGCCGGTGAACCGGAACAGGCGGACATGCGGACGGTAATCCGGAACGTGGTTCAGGAGTTCATGGATCTACAGAAGACGCGATCGGAACCGGCCTACAAGGCGGAACTTCTGGAAGAGCGCAAGAGGCGGGAGCAGCTGGAGAGCCGCCTGAACCATTTGGCGGAGGAAAACCAGCGGAGCCGCCAACGCGCCGAGGAAGCGGAGAGAAGCACGATGATACGGACCGAGCTGCAAAAACTAGGCGTATCGAAAGTGGATCTTGCCTTCAAGGCGGTGAAGGATGACATCGTCCGGACCGAAGACGGGAGCCTGCTGGCGCGCGGCGTCTACGGGGAGATGCCGGTGAAGGAATATCTGTCGCAGTTTGTGAGCGAGAATCCGGAACTGCTGCCGGCGCGAATGGCGGGAGGATCGGGAGCCGCCACCGGACAACGGGCGACGCCTCCGCCGAGTCCGAGCGTGGACCTGGACCGGATCAAGCCTGGCATGGACCCCGAGGAATTGGAACGAGTGCGCCAAGAGATTTCCCGTGTTGCCTTGCAATCGTTGCGCGGCAACTGAGGTTGGGAATGCGGGCACGCAGCGAGTGCCCGGAAGTAAAAAAGCTAGGAGGAATAGTAAAGAATGCCTGCTATTACGTCTGCAAATGTGGCTCAGGCGATTGTGAAGCTGGTGGCGGCCGATGCGCTGCCTTCACTGATGGGTAACCTTGTCATGGGTAACCTGGTCAATCGCGATTTCGAGCCGACTTTGGCCCAGGCCGGCGATACGGTAAATGTGCCGATCCCGCCGACCCTGGTGGCTAACAATATTGCGGAGGGTGGAACGGTGGTGACGCAGAACCCGAGTTTGGGCAATGCGCAAATCGTGTTGAACACCCACGCGGAAGCGACCTTCCAGATTCCGGATGTTACCAAGGTGTTGGCGTCTCCGGATCTTCTCCGGATGTACATGCAACCGGCGGTGACGGCGCTGGCCGAGAAGATCGAGACGGACCTTTTGGGGCTGTATTCGCAGTTTACCGCGAACGCTCCGATCGGTTCGGCCGGAGTCTTGTCCAATACAAGATGAGCCTGGAGAACAGGCCGATTCCAATACAAGATGAGCCTGAAGGGAGCCGAATGGGCCAAGCTGGGGATTGCTCATTCGAAT